CAGGTTGCACATCCTACCCGTGTCCTTATCCCGTAATAACAACGATAGTATCTGCATGCCATTATTGGAACAGTCCTGACGCACAGGTAAGTAAGACACATATCCGTATCCTTCTTCGGTAAACTTCTTAAACTCTAAACAGAACCGCAGGAAACAGAACGGATCACTAGCTTCCGTCCACCAATCTGTACCGTGTGGATCATTCGCTGCTTCAAGTATAAACTTCTGTCGTTTACCTATCCACTCCAGTCTCTCCTCCCTTGTACCTTTTACTCCCCACATGTTCGCACCGTGTACAAGTACAGCTTCCAAGTCCTCTTCATCCACCACTTGTTGACCATTCTTAAAGTCCAACAAACTCTTAGCTAAATCAGATCCTTGTGGGTGTAAGTAGTACGGAATAGCGTACACTCTGCCTCGGTAATCACAACGATACGGAAAGTATATCTTATCCCACTTGCTGTACATCTTAGCTAAGTGCAGAATACGACAAGCTTGGAATCTTTTTGAGCTGTTACTAGCGTTGGTCTGTTTAATATCTTTCTGCTTTAACTTCCAGATACTCAGCTCCTGCTCATCACCACCTGTATAGTATGGTTGCTCAGGGATCTCTCCAAATTGTGGGATGTTTCCTACTACTCGCTCGTTCTCCCAACACTTCAATGTAATATCTAACATATCCGTATTGATCTGCCACTCCACCTGTTGTAATCGGTTAACAGCAGACATGACATGGTCGTAGTTATTCCCTTCAAACCACTCAACAGGTTTACCCGTGAAGAATTTCTGTGCAGGTAGCTGTTCTATATCGTATCCACCACCTATCAACCCGTGCCAATCAACTGGACGGTCAGGTAATGCCATCTTAAATACTTGTCCTGCTTCCTTCCACTTATCAAAGCGATGTATCCAATCTTTAAACTCAGAGGTAGGTAAGACAAAGCGTTCCGGCATCTTACTGCTCGTACTCTCACGCATACCCACTTTAAACAGACCCGTTTGCTGGCGTATCTCCTCCAACAACCACAATCCTAAACCAACCTTAGCCTTGTGATGCCACAATTCAAACCGTACATCTTCGTACTTATAAAACTGCTTGATCTTACTCTGTTTCTTGCGGTCAGGTATAGCTAACAAGTCTTGTTTGTTAAGACTCAGGTTCTCCAATGCATACTTCCACCGAGCTTCATTCTCAAATGCTTTTCCAATCCTGTACCCCATCTTTCCAATAGCTAAATGGTTGTCTAAGTTGTTGAGGAAGGTACGCAAAGCAATAACAGCGATCTCATACGGACACATATCCATGACAAAGGTCAAGTAAAGTGGTGTCGTGTACCCTGGACTAGAGAACTGATCGATGATGTGCTTCACACGGTCTCCTAACTTAGGACACATACTCTGTAACATACGCTTACACGATGCTGTGTGACTACTCTCTCCCTCCTGTCGAAGCTTGGCTTGTCGGTTACGGTACTGCGTCCGTCCCCACTCCCTCATCTTAGCTACATGTCCACTCATAAGTTCTCAAACCAATCAAAGTTACCCTTCGGCTTCATTCGTGGTCGGTTAGATCGAATAGCAATCAACCGTCCGTCTTCCGTCCGTTTATATGTGCCGTCCTTGTTTCGTTCGAACCCATATATCTCTGTCATCATCCAGAACTGTTGGAAACCATCGTTAATAGCTTTGTGATCGATGGAGCTGTAGTCTAGATCGTGGCGAGCACACCCCTGAACTATATGATTCTCACTGAACATCTCGGTCAATCAACTCCTGTCTAAGTATGTCTGCTTCAGCCTCCCAAAAGATGCCGTTCGATCTCGTAGAAGGAGAGGTGGTGGTCGTCGCAGTAGTCCCTTTGATCGTCTTCGTTGTCCATTTTACGCATCGTTTCAAGGTGTTCTTCAAGTTCTTCATCAAGTTCATCATCGTATGGGTTGTATCGGTTAATATAAGAATCGTAATTAGGTATATCGTAAGCTCTCATAGGTAAAGGTCGGTATCGTATGGATTAACATAATCAACTTCTTTGTCTAACCATTCACTAATCTTTTTGTGCTCATCATAGTAAGCTAGTTCTCGGTTATAAACCGCCAAGCATTCTTCAAAGGTATCAAAAGTAGAGGCTTTCATAGAGTTATCAAACATACCTTGATCTGCTTGTGATTCGTCTTCAAAGTCCCAAACCTCAAAAACCAACTGCCATTTACCAGTCTCCTCGGAACGGCATTTTTCTTCATCAATTGTTTTATGTTCTTTGTGCAATAAGATATTAAAAACTTCAGTACCATTAGCACCTCCACTCAAGCATTCACTTTCTAACTTTCGTATTTTCTCTGCGTCTATATTCATTCTTCTAATCGTTTGGTTTCGTCCTCCAACAGCTGTTGCAAGGACAGGTACAATGGAAAGTATTTATGATCAGGGTCTAACTTTCCGTCAAACTCATTCCATAAAATGTGATACATTAATTCTTCAATCATATCAGCGGGTTGTAGTATTGTTTCTTTCATAGCATATCGTACGCCCAGGCAAAGAGCAGTAATCCGCAGATCAGGAAACAGCCAAAGCCTAGCATTGTCATCATTTAATAGGGTTTTCGGTTGTTTGTCGGATCATTCCTTCAATCGTACTCGGTTGCCTCGCTAACAACTCCTGCTGTAGCTCCAACAATCTATCACGGACACGTAAGCTGGTAGGCAGCTTTTCACGGACACGTAAGTAGTGATCGATAAGCGTTTGCAAGCTCGGTTCGTCAAGCGTGGAAAGATCGGATGGGTCAGTAGTTTTATTCATCGGTTAAACATGATGGACAGGTATCTTGTGCTTCAAACTTCTGGCTTGTCAATCCGCATTCTTTGCAGACAGGTACTTTCTTTAATTCTTTTAACACCTGCTTTGCACACTCTATGAACTCCGATTTGCTCGCACAACTCCCCGAATATTCAGGGTGCTGTTTACATTTCCACACAAGCTTAGGAACTGCCGAATATCGCTCACTATCTATGTAGTAAAAGAAAGCAACTTGGTTGCCGTTGTGATCGGTTAAGTATTCGGTTACTGACATGTCGATTGCTCCAGTTTATTTAGCTTTGCATAGCACTTGCTCAATTCATTTCTAAGCCAGTCAACATAAGCCGGATCATCTTGCCAGTAAATTATGGCTTCCTTTGTGTCTTGGATAATTTGCTCAATATTTCTAATGTCGGATATGATATTTGTTTTCATTTTGTGTACAGGTAAAGGTTTAGAGGTTAGTTACATGTGTGTATTCATGCTTTCCCTTTCAAGTTATAGATTCCACGGGCAATAGTTGTCTCGCATACATCATGGTTTGTTACAGTTTGTCCTAAAAAATCATGCGTGGACTGATAAGAGGTCTTAACAAGGTTACCTTTTGAATCGTATGTCTTAAAGCATTCTGTGATTGTGCAAACCTTAGCGTTTTTTCTACCCATTGGTAGGTATTGAGTGCCTATTTGATAGTTCATTTTGTAAGGTCAGGTAAGGTTGGTGACTAAATCGGATGTAATGTCGCTATGGTATTCCATACAAACAAGTTCAAGGTCATCAACAGATAACTTTGCAAGTTTGTCGTATACTTTCTGCGGACAATCCGTCCAAGTATCCTTTGCAATCATCCATCCAAGTTCAAGTAAGTAAGGAATAAGGTTTTTATGTTCTATGTAAGTATTCATTACAGTTTCACTCCAGTTCTATTTTCTACATCCTTAATAAGTTGCAATCCATCCTTAGGACGACAAGCCATTGCCTTAAAATCTAGGTTGGCAATCTTGCAAGCTTTACGAAGTTGAGCCAATTGTGGCTTGGTTAAATGTGAGTAGGTAGTTTGATCGATTTTATTCATTGGTTTTTTAGATTTGAGGTTTAGGTTCAGTTAAAAATTTCGGTTAAAGACTCGCCAGCAAGATTCCAGCCCCTATGCATTGCAAGCTTTTCCCCTTGGTTTATAAATCTACCTGAACGGAAAAGCCAATAGGATTCCCCGTCGAAATAATAAGCCCCTAAATCATTCCAATGCCCGAATAAGGTAGCAAGCTTGCCATTAGGTAATGTCGTCTTTTCCCTGTATTGTTTGTTGTATTTTTCGTTGTACATGATCTTTCAAAATTCGGTTTCTAATATTGTTTTGATTGTTTCAATCGGTTTTCGGTCTCTTAATGCTTGCAAGATATTTTCGTTTTCAAGGGCAATGCTTGGTTCAATTAAGTATTCGTTGCAAAGTAGAATGAATTGAGTCTTTGTCATGATAATTAGGTAAGGTTAAAGGTTTAGGATTCCAAGGATTCAAGCACGCAATCAGCAAGTTGTTCAGCGAGTTGAATAGATAACTCTTCAAGGTCATCATCAGCACTTAATTCTGTCACAGCCCAATGTTTGTGAAAGTAACAAGCACCAGAAAAAGAGTTGTCACCAGATTGAAAATTTAACTCTTCAAGGTTATCGCAAGTGCTAAAAGTCATCTGTATAGACTCGCTTTCACCAGCCTCGTCATAGCTAGGTAAATAATCTTCAAGAATTGAAAAGATAGAAGCTTGGATTGCTTTGATTTTTTGATCGATATTTTTCATAGTAGTGTAGTTTTTTAATAGATAGTAGGTAATTAAGGATTATTAACAAAAAAGAATGAGTCCCAAAATTAGTAACCAGGAAGCACAGCAAGTAACGACAACAGCAACTTCAAGGAAGTTATCTAGTTTGCTTGGTTTCATCCAATTTAGATTGATTTGATTGTCTTTAAGTTTATCGGTGGAGATTTTCATGTGATTAGTTGAATAAAGGATTTTTTGAGATTCTTGTGAGTTTACGCTGTGCACCTACGAAGGTTTTGCAGTGGAAAGTGAAATCGTTGTAAGTCACTTTTACTTCTTCTTTCTTTGTAATGGTGTTGTAACAAGTGTGAATGCGTCCACCTCGATAAGGTATAGTGTGAAAACAATTCTTGCTCATTATGCTACAACCTCGCTTTCAATATGTTGATACGCTGAATGGATACCATTGCGAATTAAAGTGTAAGCGATTAATGTCATCAACTTGTGTAGATCATAAGAATGGGAAATTTCCACCTGTACCTCATTAACAGCATCATTAAACTTTTCGTAATGGTATTCTCGCATCATGTTTACTAAATCCCATGCTTTGCTGTAATAGATAACATGTTGGCATCCGTCTGCAATTTCATGGATGCGATCAATAACATCAATATCATCTGAGTAGGAATCATTAACATCTTCAGCTAAACGCTGACAATAATCGATATATTCTTTGTAGTTTTTCATTCTGTATTTTGTTTTCTAACAAGACTTAATTGCCTTGCTGATCTCACTCATTACAGAGTTTTATCCATAGCTCCATAAAAAAATATCAATTTGATACTTCTATTAGTTCAACTACTGATAGCTATTAGATCGACAGAAAGTAAAGACTTGTTGAGATTGAGACTCAATTGAGACTTAGAACATCGAAAAAGAAAAACAAATACAAGAGCAAATGCAATTAACTTGCAAAAGCGATGCTAATCGAAGCCATTAACTAATGACGCAAACAGCCGGTAATCTCTGTTGATTTGCGAAAATAATTGATATGGTTTTATTATGTTTTTACCACAGCACAGCCTAGACTTTCATAAGTTGCTGATTATCAACATAGTCAATGTTCGCATAATAAACATTATGTCTAATTTGTATAACAATATCCCCCTGTCCTATAAAATACTTACGGGTATGCGGGGGTAATTAACGCACGCGTATACAGCGTCGACCTCTCAGATTTTTCTACCGAAACCTTTTAGGACTCGTCTAAAGAATCTACATACTCCTCTAACCCAGTCCTTACAGCTATCCCTATATAGTCGCTATCCGATGCGTATTCCTTACCGATCTCAACCAGACCGTCGTACAGTTCTTTGGGTATATCCAGCTCTAGCTTTGTTATCTGTTCTTTAGATTCAGATATAACAGATATGTTAGAAGCTTGGATCAAAGGTGTCTTCTTCATCATCCTCTAACAGCTCTTCATCCGGTGCGAATATAACATCATCTGTTTCAGTTAGTACCGACAGTTTAGCGAAGTCCAGGCATCCAGCTATAGTGTAATCGTTAAGATCGTACTCTCGTTTGAACCGGTATATTAGCTTTGCTAGTTCGTACTGGAAGGTGTCTGTTTGGTCATCTATATGCATGATTGTTATAGTATACAGCTATACGAGAATTTTTCATAGGTTAAACTACAACAAGATTCTTGACCAGTGTTTAAGCGGTTCCTAGAAAATAAGCTTTACAAGCTTCCTTCGGTTTGCTTCAATTATACTAATGAGATTTAGATCGTACTTTAGAGTTAGTTTTAAACGATCCTCAAGGTATTAATCAAAGGTAAGTGTACAAGCAATTAGTTTTAGAGTCGTATAGCTGCTACTGCTTTTATAGCTTCTTTTCCGTTAACACTACAAAGACTAAACCAAAGATAGCTGCAGCTTCCATCATATCAGTAAGACTCTGTTGAGCTGCTCATACATCCGTTCTTTCGCAGCTACTCTAACAAAGGAGACTGATACTTGTATTATAACTTACCCTTTTAAGGATAATTGTGTTTATAAACAAACTTTGTTAACTCTTCCTGTAGCAGTTCCTGCTTTCTTTCTAACATGTTTCTATCAGCTGAAGCAGCCATCTGTTCTGTCCAATAAGCAACAGCAATAGCTAAAGCATCTAATCTATCATCGTGTGTTATACTACCTCTTTCTTTTGTTATACGAGATAGTTGATGCATAAGCATGTACCTAGCCTGTTGTTCTATAGGGTAAATCATAGCTGACTGGTAATCCTCTTTAATAACTTTAGGATCAATGATTAGCTTATGACTATTTAACACAGGTTCTAAAGTATCTACTATACGAAGTTCTTTCTGCTTTGAGTGACGAACCTCTTCTATTGTTACTGGGTAAGATGTCCTGAACAAAGGTTTTATTAACTCAGCATACATACCATCACCAAAGTTAGATTCGATAATGACTTGGTTTACTTTGTTATTCTTAGCTATATCAACTAACTGTTGTAAGGTCTTGGTTTCATAGCCTCCTCTTATACCTCCCGCTTCAGGCACAAACAACTGTCCGTTAAGCATCTTAACCACAGCATAACCAGTCTCGTCTTTACCACGCCCGCTAGGGTCTATAGAAAGCACTGAACCGCTGTACGGTATCATATCACCTACGGTGCTGGCAGGTCGTCTATAACGGTCTCCGTTGAAGCCTACATTAGGGAGTTCTCTGTCTACCATATCTGGATCGCTAGACCACACTACCTTCTCAGGTGCTAAGTCTGGGTCACAATCCATAACAATTAAATCATTTATCTTTAATGGATAACGGTCAGCATCAGATAGCCTTGGATTGAGCATGAACTGCAAAGCATAACCGGAGCGTCCATAAGACATCTTCCTTTCTTCCAGGTCTAAGTCTGTAAAGCGTAACGGTTCTACTGATGTACCTACTGTCTCTTCACTTATGTTATCTCTAATAAAGGGAGCTAGTGTTTCTCCGTAGTTCTTATCTGCTTCATCTAGCGTAGGATACTGAGCCGTCCATACACGAGCCTGGTACCCCCTATCTTGGAGTTTAGTATAAATTGTGGACTCAGTCTGGGGTGTGCCTAGAAAGATGATTCTAGAGTCCTCTAGAGGCTTTAAAATACTATCGAACTCTTTTACAGACTCATCCAGCTTATCACGCATCCCTTCGGTCTGACTGTTGTTAGGCACCTCTATATCATCCGCAATAATCAAGTCTGCACGGCTACCAGTAAGCTGTGATGTTATTCCTAGAGACTTTACACTAGGAGCGTGAGACGCAGGTGCCGGACCAATATCAAAAGAGATTTTACTAAACCTTTGGTCATCCCTTGGTTTTAAGTGAGCTAGTATAGGCATGTCGTTAATCAGACGCTGACAGAATGTAGAGAACTCGTCGCTTCGTGCCTTACTGG